GGCAAGCAAGTCGACGCGCGCACAGGTCGACGAAGCGTGCGGCATGCTCGAAGCGCGCAACGAAATCGACGTGAAGGTTGCCGACCTGAACGGTAACAGCGCCGCGTTCCGTCTCTCGGAAGCAGCAGCGTTCCTCGAAGCGATGAACGAGACGCTCGCCTCGACGCTGTTCTACGGCGATACGACCGTCAACGCGGAGCGCTTCAACGGCCTGGCGACGCGCTATAGCGCGATCTCGGGCGCGGCGAACGGCAACAACATCGTCGATTGCGGCGGCACGGGGTCGAACAACTGCTCGATCTGGCTTTGCACTTGGGGCGAACAAACGCTGCAAGGCATTTTCCCGAAGGGGTCGAAGGCCGGTCTCGTGCATGAGGATCTCGGCGTGATCGACGCGTTCGACGCGAACAACAACCGCTTCCGGGCCGTCGCCGATCGTTGGGAATGGAATTGCGGCATTGCGCTGAAAGATTGGCGCTACACGGTGCGCGCCGCCAACATCAACGTGACCGATCTCGTCACGTCGACCGCCCCGACGTTCCCGGGCGTGAACGGCACGTCGCCGGTTTCGCTGCCGGATCTGTTGATCGAAATGACCGCTCGCCTGCCGCGCAACGGCATGGGCCGGCCGGTGTTCTACGTGACGCGCAAAGTCGGCAAGATGCTGCGCCGCCAAGCGATGAACAAGTCGCAAAACGCGCTCTCGATCGAGGAAGCGCAAGGCCAGATCACGACCAAGTTCCTCGGCATTCCGATCCGCATCGTCGACGCGTTGCTCGAAACCGAAGCGCGCGTCGTCTAATCGCAGCGCAAAGTGCGAGCCGGGCAACCGGTTCGCCTTTTCCACGAAACAGGGGTAACACCATGATTCTCGATCAACAAAGCCTGTTCTCGGATGCGCAAGCGATTACCGCATCCGCGAATTCGTCGAACGTCATCGACACGCTGCCCGGCGGTCAAAACACGAAATCGGGCATTGGCGACGGCCAGGACATCAGCCTGTTCGCGCAGGTGGGCACTGCGTTCGCCACGCTCACGTCGCTGAATGTGCAGCTCGTCTCTGCAGACGACTCGGCGCTCTCGGTCAATCCGATCGTCCATTACGACAGCGGCGCGATTCCTGTTGCTTCGCTGACGGCCAAGGCGCGCGTCGTCGGGCTCGATCTGCCTTACGGCAAGTACCGCCGATACGTCGGCTTGAAGTACGTCGTGACGGGCACCAATGCATCCGCCGGCACGATCACGGCTGGCCTCGTTGAAGATCTGCAAACGCTCAACGGCACGGTCGATTACGCGAAGGGCTTCACGGCCTAATGCGGCGCCGGTCTTCGGCCCGGCTTTATCGATCTTTCGGAGCTTAGAGCATGGGTATCAAGGTGCAGGCAACTCGGGCGGGCTTCTACGGCCACTATCGCGAGCCGGGCGACCAGTTCGAAATCAAGGACGAAGAAGCTTTCCACGATTCGTGGATGGAACGCGTCGGCAAGGATGGCAGGGCTATCCCCAACAAGAACGCGCCGCGCCCCGGGGTGCAGGCCATGAGCACCGGACACAACCCGGCGACCGGGCCGAGCAAGGACATCACCAGCGATCTCGTCTAAGCGGCTCGCGCAACGGTGAGCAGGTACGGGAGCCGCGAGGTTCCCGTTTTCGTTTAAGGGGCGTGTATGGCATCGGAAGTGGACATCTGCAATTTGGCGCTCGCGCACCTCGGCGACAAGGCCACGGTGTCGAGCATCGATCCACCGGAGGGCAGCGCGCAGGCGACGCACTGCGCCCGGTTCTATCCGATGGCCCGCGACGTGACGCTCGAGGCGCACGAGTGGGGCTTCGCAACTGTGCGTAGCTCGCTGGCGCTTTTGACCGACGTACCGCCGCCCGGCTGGCAATTCGTCTATGCCATGCCGAACGATTGCCGGAACATCATCGATTTGATCGACCCGAACGCACCTTGCTTTAACCCGTTGCCGGAAGCCGGGTTGCATTGGCAAGACGACATTTTCAACCCCGACCCGATCCCCTACGAGCTCGAATCCCGAGGCGACGGTACGGGCGTCATCTACACCAACCTATCGGGCGCGCTCATCCGCTACGTGCGCAGCGTTACCGACACGACGCGCTTCAGTGCGATGTTTGTCGACACGGTGGGGTGGCTGCTCGCGGCGTACCTGGCCGGCCCCGTCATAAAGGGCGACACCGGCATGGCCGTCGCGAAACAGATGATGGCCGGTTACATGTCGAGCTTGGCCGCGGCGCAGTCGAACGACGCGAACAACCGCCGGCGTTCGCGCTCGCAGTCGCAGCGCCAGGCGTCTTGGATCGCGAATCGATAATGCCGAACATCCGCACGCTTAGCCGCTCGTTCGCCGCCGGCGAGATCACCCCGGAGCTTTTCGGGCGCATTGATCTTTCGCAGTTCCAGACGGGGCTCGCGAACTGCCGCAACTTCATCACGCTGCCGCACGGGCCAGCCGAAAACCGGCCGGGCTTTGCCTACGTACTCGAAACGAAGAACAGCGCAGGGCTTTCGCGCGTGATCCCGTTCACGTTCAGCCCCACGCAAACCATGCTGTTGGAGTTCGGCGGCAAGTACGTGCGTTTCCATACGCAGGGCGGCACGCTGTTGGAAACGTCGCAGACCGGCGCCGTGAATGGTACGGGCATAAGCTTGACGTCGCACGGCTATTCCAACGGCGATTGGCTTCTTGTCCAAACGGCAACCCGTAGCGCTTGGGTGATCGTCTCGGGCGCAACCGCCGACACGTTCCAGCTAAATAGCATTCCCGGGTTCTCGCTCAACGCGTCGACGATCTTCGGCAACGGAGCCGCAGTAACCGCGGCGCGAGTATATGAGATCGCGACACCCTACGCGGACACGGATCTCTTCGACATCAAGTTCGTGCAATCTGCCGACGTGTTGACCCTGACGCACCAAAGCTACCCGGCCGCCGAGCTGCGCCGGGAAGGTGCGACCAACTGGCAATACACGACGATCGTATTCAATCCGACGTTGACGCCGCCGACGGGCGTCATGGTTACGCCGACGGCCGGCACCGGCACGTCGTCGGTCATCGATTTTTCTTACGTCGTCACCGCAATCGCAAAGGACACGCTCGAAGAATCCATCGCGTCGGTGAACGCGACTTGTTCGAACGACCTGACACTGCCGGGATCAAAGAACGTCGTGGCGTGGGCGTCCGATACCGGTGCGGTGCGCTATTCGGTGTACAAGCAATCGAACGGGCTATACGGTTATATCGGGCAAACGGACGGGCTGACGTTCACCGACAACAACATCACGGCCGACACGTCACGCACGCCGCCGCTACCGACCACCGATTTGCAGAGCGCGACAAACTACCCGGGCGCGGTGAGCTACGCGCAGCAGCGCCGCGTCTTCGCCAGCACACAGGCACAGCCGCAAAACGTTTGGTTCACGCGCACGGGCACGGAAAGCAACCTTACCGCTTCGATTCCGACCAAGGACGATGACGCCATCAAATTCCGCGTCGCCGCGCGCGAGTCGAATCGTATTCAGCACATCGTGCCAATGGCGTCGCTGATTCTGCTCACGGACAGCGCCGAGTGGTTGGTGCAAGGCGGCTCGCAGGATGTTCTCACCCCCGCGACGATCTCGGTCAAGCCGCAAACCTACGTGGGGGCGAGCAACGTCACCCCGCAGGTCGTCGACTATTCGCTCATCTACGCGGCGAACCGCGGCGGTCACGTTCGCGAAATGACATACCAGTGGCAGAGCAATGGTTATATCTCGCAAGACATTTCGCTGATGGCGCCGCACCTATTCGACTATCTGACTATCGTCGACATGGCCTACGCGCGCTCGCCTTACCCCATCATCTGGTGCGTGAGCTCCAACGGCAATCTGCTCGGGCTCACGTACTCGCCGCGCCAACAGGTCAGCGCTTGGCATCACCACGACACCGACGGGGCGTTCGAATCCATTGCCATCGTCGTCGAGGGTAATGAAGACGTGCTTTATGCGATCGTGCGGCGCACGGTCAACGGTCGCACCGTGCGCTACGTGGAGCGCTTGCATACCCGCGAGATGACGAGCCAAGCGGACGCATTCTTCGTCGACGCGGGCGTGACGTATAGCGGACCGCCGATCAGCACAGTAGTGGGCTTGGACCACCTCGAAGGCAAGACGGTCAGCATCTTGGGCGACGGGGCCGTAATGCCGCAGCAGGTAGTAACAAACGGCACGATCACCCTACAGCACGCCGCCAGCACAATCCAGGTCGGATTGCCCATCACGGCGGACCTCGAAACGCTGCCTTTCTCGTGCGAGATGCCAGCGTTCGGGCAAGGCCGTCAAAAGAGCGTCAATCGCGTTTGGCTGCGCGTGCGCAACTCGTCCGGCATGTCGATCGGTGTTTCGCTCGATGCGCTCGTCCCATACAAGCAGCGCACCACCGAACCATATGGCGTGCCGCCGGCGTGGATCTCGGGCGTTATCGAAATCGAGCCTACCGACGAATGGAACGACGACGCTCAGGTCTACGTGCGGCAGACGGACCCGTTGCCCATCACCGTATCGTCCATTGTGATCGAGGCATCCCTTGGAGGCTAAGCTCACCGTCCGCGAGCTGCGTTTCGGCGACGTCGACGCGATCGCGCCGAATCTGCGCAATGCCGACCGCCTTGAAGTCGAAGCATGCACGACGCTCGACATGTGCGAGGCGCTAAGCACCGCCGCGCGATCGAGCGCACTTGTATGGGCGATCGACATCGACGGCGTACCGGCCGGCATCTTCGGCGCCGTGCCGTTTTCGCTGCTCGGCGGCGTGGGTTGCCCGTGGCTGCTCGGTACGCCGGCGCTTGAGCAGGCCCCAAGTACGCTTACCCGCGAGGGCCGTCGCTACATTCGCCGCATGCTGGCCGCATTTCCCGAGCTGACGAATTTCGTCGACGCCCGCAACGAGAAAAGCATTCGCTGGTTGCGAGCGTTGGGGTTTCGGCTCGACATCACTCCGACGCCGTACGGCCTTTACGACTTGCCTTTCTATCGCTTCGAAATGGGGAAATGACATGTGTTGGATGGCCGCCATCCCGCTCGCTATCTCAGCCGTAGGCGCGCTATCGTCCGCACAGGCAT